GAATTCGAGTCGTAAAAAGATAAAAAAAGCGGTATAAATAAAAACAGGAAACTTTTTGTGTAAATAGTGGCTTCTAGGGCATTCAAAGATATCAACTTATCCTTCAAACGTCATCCAGTGACGAATGATGTGCTTACGGTTAGTGATGAAGACGCTATAAAAAGGTCTGTAAAGAACATAATTTTTACAATTCTTGGTGAGAAACCATTTGAACCCAATTTTGGTTCGGTTATTAATCAATCTTTGTTTGATTTAAGTACTAATTTGAATCAAATTCGTATTTCAGACGAAATTAAACAATCTTTACTTAATTATGAACCAAGAATTGACAATATTGTGGTAACATCATCAGTTTATCCTGATTCAAACGAATTAAATTGCGTTGTGCAATATGATATTGTTGGTATTCCAGCACCAACACAAGAAGTAGACGTTCTCCTATTCCCAGCTAGAGTATAATGGCTTTCGGTCAATACACAAACTTAGATTTTGATCAAATTAAGACTTCCATCAGAGATTATCTGAGGGCGAATACTAATTTTACTGATTATGACTTTGAAGGATCAAACCTCTCAATAATTATTGACGCATTAGCATATAATACATATACAACTGCATATAATACAAATATGGCAGCGAATGAGTGTTTTCTTGATTCCGCTACACTTCGAGAAAACGTTGTTTCACTTGCCAGAAACATTGGATACGTTCCAAGATCTCGTAGATCATCAAGAGCAAGAGTATCTTTTACAGTAAGTGGTCTTACAGAAACCTCAACACTCACATTAAACGCTGGCATTGTTTGTAACGGCGCTGGAACAAACACAAACTTTATATTTTGCATTCCAGAGGATATTACAATTCCTGTAACGAACGGAGTTGCTCAATTTAACAATATTGAGATTTATGAGGGTAATTTTGTTTCTCAAGAATTTACTGTAGACACTTCTCTGTTTAATCAAAAATACATTCTTGATAATTCTTTTATTGATACATCAACTATCAAGGTTAAAGTTAAAAATTCATCATCCTCAACATCTTCAGTTACTTATCAACAAATTGATAATATTATTGGTATTACATCAACATCAGCAGCGTATCTTTTACAAGAAGTAGAAGATGAAAGGTATGAATTGATCTTTGGTGACAATGTAATTGCTAAAAAATTATCAAATGACAATGTTATTACAGTTTCATATATTACAACTGATGGAAAGGATGGAAATGGAGCTTCAGAATTTAGTTTTGTTGGAAATATTACCAATCAAGATGGTGCAGCGATCAATTCATCACTTATTGGTTTAGTTTCAACTAATGGAAAGTCAAGAGATGGTGATGATATTGAATCAATTTCATCAATCAAGTATTTTGCACCAAGAATTTACTCATCTCAGTATCGTGCAGTCACTTCATCTGATTATGAGTCTGTTTTAAGTTACATATATCCAAATGTCGAGTCTGTAACTGCTTTTGGTGGTGAGGAGATGAATCCACCTCGTTTTGGTAAAGTTTTTATATCAGTAAAACCTCGAAATGGTGATTTTCTATCAGACGAGACAAAAAGAGAACTAGTACAAAAATTAAAGAGTTATGCAGTTGCTGGTATCGTGCCAGAGTTTGTAGATTTGAAATATTTGTATGTTGAAGTACAGGCAAATCCATATTATAATCCAAGTTTGAATGATGATCCAGAAAATTTAAAAACTGGCATCTCAAATGCTCTTACACAGTATGCACGTTCAATAGATGTGAATAAATTTGGCGGTAGATTCAAATATAGTAAGGCTGTATCACTTATTGATAGTGTTGATTCATCAATTACGTCAAATATTACCCTTGTGTTAATTCGACGTAATCTAAAAGCAGCTTTAGGTAAATTTGCTCAATATGAGGTATGTTTTGGTAATCGATTCCACACTCTTACAATGTAGTTTCAACAGGATTCACAATTGAAGGTGTTACTGGAACTGTTTATCTTGCTGATGAAGTAATTAATCGTGAAAAAGGTCGAATTTTCTTCTTCACATACACAGAAGGTGGAACTCCTAATATTATAAAGAAAAACGCTGGAACTGTTGATTATATGACTGGTGAAGTTCTTATAGATACTGTAAATATACTTTCAACGTCAATTACAAATGACGTGATCGAAATTCAAGCGATTCCACACTCAAATGACATTGTTGGTCTTCGAGATTTATATGTTAAATTTGACATGACAAATACAACGATCAATATGGTTCAAGATTTAATCGCATCTGGTGAAAACACATCTGGATCAAGATTTGTTCATACGCACAGTTATTATATGCCAACATTTACGAGAAAATCAAATTCTCCAGTTTCTACAGCTGCTGCAATTCTTCCATCAACAGCTTCCTCAACTGCAACAGCCACTACTTCTAGTGGAACATATACAACTTCAACCACAACATCAAGTACACCCACTACTACAACAACCACATCATCTGGTGGCGGTGGTGGATCTAGTTCTGGCGGCGGATATTAATGATAGACACCTCAATACAAAGAGTCGAGATCAATCAGGTAATTGAGAATCAGTTACCTGAGTTTGTGCAAACCGAAAGTCCACTTTTTGTGGATTTTATGAAACAATATTATATATCCCAAGAATATCAAGGTGGATCAATTAATATTGCCGAGAATCTTGACAGATATACTAAGTTACAAACATATGTTGGAGCTGCACTCACAGAATATACTGGATTATCTACAAATACTGAATCTTATTCTTCTACAATATTTGTTGATTCAACAAAAGGATATCCAAGTAAGTATGGATTATTAAAAATTGATGATGAGATTATTACATACACAGGAATCGGCACAACTTCATTTACAGGATGTGTTCGTGGATTTAGTGGTGTAACTAATTTAGATCAACCTACGAAACCAGATCTTGTTGAATTTAAAACATCAGTTGGTGCTGCACACACTGGTGGATCAAAAGTTCATAATTTATCAAATCTTTTTATTCGTGAATTTTTCAATAAACTTAAAACGACTTATGCGAGTGGTTTTGAAAATCGTAAATTAGATAGTGATTTAGATCAAGTTAAGTTTATTAGACAAATTAAAGATTTTTATAAAACAAAAGGAACAGAAGAGTCATATAAAATTTTATTCAGAGCATTATATGGTGAAGAAGTTAATATTATTAAACCGTCAGAGTTTTTGATTAAACCATCTGATGCGGATTATGGTTTTGCACAAGATTTTGTAGTAAAATCAATTACAGGTGATCCTCGTAATTTAAAAGGATCCACTCTTTTTCAAGATTCTGATGAGGATGACAAAAATATTCGAGGTGCCTCTGGTGCGATATCAGACGTAAAAGACTTTATATATGGTGGAGAGCGTTACTATCAGATAAGTGTATCAAAAGACTCAATTGATGGTAACTTTGTAGTTCCAGGCAGAACTCGTGTTGTAAATCCAGTTACTATCGGTTCAACTGTAATGACCGTTGATACAACTGTTGGGTTTCCTACCAGTGGTTCTTTGTCATTACCAACAGCAACTACGGCTGGAGTTGTTACTTATACAAGTAAAACTGCAAATCAATTTGTTGGATTACCAACAGCTACTGATGAATTAAGTGTTGGTGATGATGTAAGATATAATAATGTTGCTTATGGATACTCTTTTGCAAGTAATACAAATAAAATAGAAGTTTTAATTACAGGTGTTTTAAAAGACTTTCCAATTCCTGATACAACTTTTTATTTTAATAAGGGTGATAAGATCAGAGTTGGAACATATGGTGCTTACAAAAGTTCAGAGGACAGTAATTTTGGATCTTTTGTTTACAACACATCTGTTAAATTCACTCCAAAAACAGTTGTAAGACAATCAAGTAGTAGTTTTAATATTACCACTCTATCTGATCATGGATTTTTAGAAGAAGATGCAATTGAGGTTTTAGATGGTCAATCCAAGTTTGTTGCACTAGGCCGTGTTTTAAGTGTTGTTAGTAGTTCAACTTTAATACTAGGTGACTTGCCTGGCGTTGGTGTAAACAATTTTGCGTTTATAAGAAGAAGATTAAAAAGAGGAAATAGTTCTCTTCATGATAATATCACAAAATATACAACTGATGTTCAAAACGTATATGATCATGATAGTGACAATGCACTCGCACGACCACCACATCCTCATATGTATGTCGCTTCACCATCAATTCCAAGTTTAGGTAATGAACCTATAGTTGCACCAGACCGTTCTGTAACGTGGACTGGCGCCACTGGCGGAGATCTTATACAGTTAATACAGGTTACAGAGGGTGCAGCAGATCATGGATTCTATTCTGGAGAAGTTGTAACATACAGCGTTATAAGTGGTAATCTAGGTCAATTAATTGATGGTAAAAATTATTATGTAAGTCGTGTTGATTCTAATAATATTCGTCTTGCAAACTCTTTACCCGATTTGGTAAATGGTGATTTTGTAGATGCAACTGGAGATGGTACATTTAAAATCTCCGTTCCTGACTTGGCTGGTAAAAAATTAGATCATCAGAAATTATTAAAAAGATTTTCTTTGAATCCAGTGTTTGATGGGGCGAGGCGTGAGACAGCGCCAGGCACCACTGGCATGCTTGTAAATGGTACAGAGATATCAAACTATAAGTCAGGTGATGTTATATTTTTTGGTGGTGTTGAAACTATCGATGTTTTAGAAGGTGGTTCTCAATACGATGTCATTAATCCACCAAAAGTTAGTATTGAAAGTTTAACTGGTGCTGGTGTAAGTGCAACAGCTAATATTAAAGGTCAATTTGAAAGAATTGATATCATAGATCCAGGCTTTGATTATACTGCACCACCTAAGATTGAGATTAGTGGTGGTAATGGTCAAAATGCGATTGCAAGAGCAAGGTTAAGACAAGTTGATCATTTTATGGACTTTGATGCATCATCAACAGGTAACGCAATCAATATCGCAAATGATACAATAGGATTTGGAACATTTCATAAGTTCCGTGATGGTGAAGCTGTAATCTACAAAACATTTAATACTGGTGCGATTGGTATTGCAAGTGCTGGTATCACTACAACTTTAATTCAACAAACACCAGATCAAAGACTCGTTGACGAATCTGTTTATTTTGTATCTAAAGTTAATAACACAACAATCAAACTTGCAAATAACCAGAATGATGCATTAACAAAATCAAAGTTAATCAACCT